TATTTAAGGGGCATCCGCTTTAAAAACATGATACCCTAATTTAACATTTAAATAATTAACTCGTTTTTGTTTAAATAAATTCCCGAATTAACGGCATCGGGAAAGCCGAAAAAAGAACAAGTTTCCTTGTTATAGAACAGTGCCTTCAGAAGATTCCTCGACCACTTCCACAAAACCACCGGACACCAGGTCGGCAAGGTCAAAAGACATTCCCATACCGCTGTCACGGATGCACAAGTAAAGCACATCCTTGTCTGTGTAATACTTGCCGTTAAATAGCTCCATTCCCTGCTTCCAGGCTATCGGGTCCTCCTTCGTGCCGGACGCTTCAATCTGGACAACCTTGTAGAGGGATTCTGTTCCTATACCCGGTACCCACTGTTCGGCAAATTCATGCTCCTGAATCACTTCATACAAAGTGTCTTCGTAGGTGAACATGAATCCGATAGGCTCAGTCTTGCCAATTAATTCATCCCATTTTGGGAAATACTCCTTATGCTTAAGGCTCTCCTCAACCGTCAGACCTGCGGTGTTGATGTTCTCCTTAATAATCTCATGTAGCGTGTCCACCTTGTCCAGATACTCATCCGACAAATCGGACGAGTCCAATATCGTCCCGGCATTGAGCATGCGTTCCTTCTCGGCTTCAGATACCTGGCGATATTTGGAAGCCTCCGAAGCGTCGCTGATATACGCGGTATTCCCGAACACCCTTTCATCTATGGGCACATCCGCACTCTGTGTAAGGTAGTGCCCTCCGTCTGCCTGCAAAATCATTGTTGTTCCTCCTTTCTTGTTTCATTATCATTTGTACTCTCCTTAACATTCATGTCGAACGAATCAAGCAGTGAAAGATTGCCGAAGTTTTCCGCGAATTGCTTCATCAAGGTAATCTCCTCGTCAGAATACTCCGTCGCCCCTTCCGACTTGTAAATCTTCATCGCCAGCGCATGGCAAGCCACACCACTACCGTTCAAGTAGATGATATTGGCAAAGCCTTCCCTGCAATCCTGCACAAGCACTTCCTTATGATTGATGGAAGTGTAAATCTCAAATCTTTCAAAATTGATTGTTTTCATATTAGTTTCAATTTGTATATCCGTAAACCCAATCTCTATTGTGTGCATCATATATGTAGATGTGCCACCGGTTAGAAGCGAAACTTCCTCCACTACCGGTTATGGTATCTCCTGATGCAGCTGCTACATTAACCTTTTTCTCGTTTCCCGAACACAACCATATCTCCTGACCGTCCTCGCATCCTGCCGGAAGAGTAACCGTTATTTCAGCGGTATTCACCAGCCTCACGATACTGTCCATATTGGTCAATGTCGTGGAAGTAGAAACCCTTCTGAATCTTCTACGGAATCCGGTAATATGCCCTTTGGGAATATATAGCGCGCTATTGCCATGAACGTTGCTGTCATCATAGGTTGTAGCCCCTGCTATTGAGATGTACAGCCCCGCCTTGTTATAGGTATAGGATGATGTGCCGGTATCTTCAAAACGTCCCAACACCTGCATATTGGAAGTTGCAGGCATACAGTTCAGCCCGATGCCCACCCATTTGTTACTGGCACTGAATCCCATAAATGCAGAACTGTAGCCATCCGCATGCAGGAAGAACTTGGAATTGGAATAAGAGTTGTTCCCAGAACCACCGTCATACGCGCCATTTATGCTTGAAATGCTGGTACCAGAAATTTTGAAGCCTGCAATAGTACCACTCTCTATATTTACATTATTAAATATGCCTTTTGTAGCATTTATATCGCCATGAACCTCCGCATTCATGCAGATTACTTTTCCGCTCTCCAATACTTGGAACGGGGCATTGTCAGGCTCGTGCGCTCCAGCCCATATACGCACCTTGCTACCTTCTTCCGAACCGGAAAGACCTGCTGTCACGGTACCGTCATCCTTCTTGATAAGCAGCTGGTTGCCCTGCATGAAGTCAATACTCGCGTTCTTTGCAATAATGAGGGACGTGTAGATAGGACCTACACCGCTTAACTTGGTCCATGTGGACGATGACACTCCCGGCTTGTTGCTTTCCGAGCTTGTATGGGTAGTGTTGCATTTGTAGACATCCCATCCGTCGATTGCGGCATTGTTTCTTATCATGGCAATATCAAGGTAGCGAGTGCCGCTTGTCAGAGCTTCGTCGTTGCGGTATGTCACGTCCACAGCCCATTCGGAATGCCTTATGATGCAGCCTTGGATGCCCTGCTCTCCTTTTTCCCCAGGCTTGCCATCAGCTCCGGGTTTCCCGTCAACACCAGGTTTTCCGTCTTCACCCTTTGAAGCAAGTAAATCATACTCCGCGGAATTCATCTCGCCGGAAAGTATGTACCCGTATGTCTTGCCACCGTCCTGGGTCTGGGTGATGCGTCTGCCGTCGCTGGTCGTAGTAGTCCATAACGGTGGGTTGGTGGTCTCCTTCTTGGCTATGTATGATGAGCCGCCCATCGTGACAACTCCTTGCTTGGGCACGATAAGCCCGGTATGCCATCTGCCCATAGCGGTTATGCTATCACCCTTATCACCTTTGATTTTAATTGGCGTGCCCCATGTCCCATCACTTGCGGATGAAGCAACCTTCTGCGACATCCATATAGCTCCACTTGTAGCATTCGTATGCCAGCCTCCGGTAGTACCGTTTCCCGTAGGAACAGAAGGCTGGGAAGTGCTGTCATTGTAAGTTATGAACACGCTCAATCCGTTCGAGCCGGCTGCACCGTCAGCACCGTCCGAGCCGTCAACGACCATCAACGACCATGCTGTCCCGTTCCATATGTATACACGACCGTTATTGGTGTCCCTATATGCCCAGTTGATTTGAGGATTGGAAGGTGGAGACTGCAGGTCGCCTTTCCATACGATGCTCAGTCCGTCCTTTCCGTTCTTTCCGTCAATTCCGTCAATGGTCATTTGATACCACTGGCCGTCTTGATATACATACGACTTCTTGTCGGTCGTATTCTTGTACGCCCAACCGTTCTGAGGAGAGGAAGGGGCAGACGAGAAATCACCTTTCCATACAATACTCGTACCAGCCACACCTTCTGCGCCATCAATGCCATCAAATCCATATTTAGCCCAGAGAGCAGGTGTGCTGAAGTTACTCCATATGCCGTTTCTCTTCTTCCTCTCGCTTATCCATTCAAAAGGCAGGGATTCGGAAACGCCAATAGGGTCATCATGCCATCCGGAAGGGATATAATCATCCGTCTGTGAGGTCGCTGGGGTGGAGGGGCGGTTTTCCTCCGTGGTATGAATAAACACTCTTTCGTAATCGGTACCGTCGCTTCCGTCCTTTCCGCTCTGGACAAGCAGGTCGTATTCCTCCGTATTTGATTCACCGGAAAGTATGTATCCGTATGTCCTTCCTCCGTCCTGCGTCTGGGTAATGCGCCTGCCGTCATTTGTCGTAGTGGTCCACAACGGTGGGTTGGTCGTCTCCTTCTTCGCGCAGAAGGTGCTCCCTCCCATCGTGACGATTCCCAGTTTGGGCACGATAAGCCCGGTATACCATCTGCCGAGCGAAGACACGCTCTGTCCGTCTTCCCCCTTAAATTTTGACCATGTATAGTCAGAAGGATTGTTACTTTCTGTAGCAGTCTCTTTGTTGACGGCTATACCGATATATTTAGTCGTGTCTTTAGGCTGTTGGTACATGCCCGCTCCGTCCGCATTGTCCGAATAGGCAACCCATGTGTAATAAGTCTTTCCGTCGGCACCGGTAGCACCCGGTATACCGTCTTCTCCCTTTATATCGCTCCATGTATAATCGGAGGGATTGTTACTTTCCGTAGCGGTCTCTTTGTTGTAGGCGAAACCTATATACGCTTTTCCGGTAGGATTGTTGCTTATACCACCACCTTGCGCGTTGTCGGCATATTTTATCCAGGTGTATAGAGTTTTCCCGTCAGCTCCGGCAGGACCGGGAACACCTTGAGGGCCTTGGGCACCGTCCTTACCGTCCGTAACAAGAGGTATTGTCTCCACGTCCACTACTGTACCGTCCACGTAGAATATGAACTTGATGCTCTTCTGGAAGCTTGATACCGGTACTCCAGCATTGTTTCCGATTGAAATTTCCGCTCCACCGTCAAGGGAGTATTTAAGTTCGCCCGTCCCGGTCTCGGCCGTGCCGCCGGAAACCGAAGACTTCAACCGTGTACACGATACGGATGTTACATTGAGATTACCATTGGCATCCTTTATCACGGCAGATACGCTCGGGACAAGCCGGTACAGAACGGCATCGGCGCCACCCTTGACACCTGCCAGGGTAAACGTGAGCTGCCCGGTGTAGGTTTTGCCATTGTAGGTGGCGGTCAACGCGACGGGTATCGGGTTCCTGCCGTCCAGAGCCACGCCCTGCTTGACACTGAAAGTTATCTCTCCGGTGGAAACGTCGTGCGTCTCGGTGACGTTGGCAGGGAGCGTGCATGTTATGCCGGTAAGGGGCATCTTCTTGCTGCCGTAGCTCATCCAGGCAACCGTGTTTATCGATGTATCCTGGTACACCTTGCCGTCATTGGTAAGGGTGACGTTATCCATCTGGTTGGTGAGGTCTGCGAACACTGCCGATTCTCCGGGGTCGCCCTTGTCACCCTTGGAGGCAATCTTCTGCCAGTCATTGTTCGTGCCCGGCTCGGCTGACGAACCGTTCTTGTTCATGCAGGCCCATGTGCTTCCGTCATGGGTCACGCTGTCGTAGTAGTCATATTTTCTGCCGGATTCCCAAACGCCCTCATAGCTCAAGTCCTTGGCTGGGGTGCCGTTGGGCTTCAAGCGTTCTATCGTGCCGGAGATGTACACATTCTTGCCGTAGAACGAATAACCGGAGAAATCCATGCCACCTATGGAAAGGCCGTTCAGCTTTCCTACCTGCATCTCGATGTTCGTTTCCGGGTCTATCACCCAATTGTTGACATGGGTAATACGACGGGTGTAGTATCTGTTCTCGTATGTAATGTCCTGGCGGTCCTCGTCGGTGAAGTTACCGTATGCGAAGAAGTTCATGCCCGGCATCGGATGAACGGACGTACCCACCTGAAGCTCATACTCGAACTTCATGATTCCTGCCTCGTTCTCCAGTATATTGGTCGGAGTAAAGTAGGATGTGGCGAAACCGGAATACTCTATGAAACCGTTCGCGCCAATCGTATCCTTGTCGGTGTTTCCCCCACCTATGTTGTGGAAGATACCCCTGCATATGTCGCTTACATGAAGCGTACCGTATTGGCCTTCCAGAAGGTCAAGGGTGGCGATGCGGTTCTCTGTATCTACAGTCTTTATCGTTCCGTAGGCGAACGTATTGGCTTTGTCACCCGATATAACGTCTATGCAGTTGAAGGTAATCTGAGGGACAATAAGCTCCTCACGGAATACAGCCTTGTCCGTCTCGATGACAACCTTCCCGTTCTCGTCCAGATAGATGTAGCCGCCGCTTCCTCCGATAATGCCGGAAACGAAGTTCTTGCTTATCTGAATTCCCTTCTCCGCGGTGAGCTTGTCGCCGACTTCCAGCTTGAAGGGGGTGCGGTCGTTGGTGGTCTTGCTGAGGAAAAGCTTTTTCAACTCTTCATCGTGAGCCGCTATCTCAGCGATAACACGCAATGCACTCATTATATCCGTATCCGAAAACTCCCCTTCTTCCGTATCTTTGTTCAGGATTCTTGTAACCGGCATCCCATTTATTTTCAGCCCCTTCAGATAATCGACAATAGCCGTTACACTGCTGTCCTTCTTCCTATTAATAAACTCATCGTTAGCCCTTAGTGATGACAATACATTTGTGTCCGAAAAAGCAGTGGAGTCCCCGGTCTTTATAATATCAATCCCGACGCCTCCCCCCGGAGAAACCGAAACCGTTCCACCGCCACCGGATGGTGACGATGAAATAGGATAGTTGGCAGAGCGAGGCTTTGCTGGGGTCGTTCTTGATATTATTGGTATCTCCTTCATTTCTCAATCATTATACACTCAAACCGGTCAGCAGCATAATCAATGGAACCGCCGGCGTTGATAAATCTTTTACTAACCAAAAAATTGTCTGTCAAAATCGTCAGCGGAGATATTTCTTTACTATTTTTAACTATCTGGGTGAGCTTTATCCGAGTATCGCTATAATGGTTGATTATACGGGTTATCAGCAGTTCTTCAGGTCGCTTGTTCTTTCCAAGAATGGAATTATACAGATTATCTGTGAGGTAATTACCATCAAGCAACACCTTGCTATAGCATGCCCCGTCATCATTGTATGAGCTTATTTTTAACTCTATCTCATCAAGTTCATTGATAAAACTTTCATTCAGGACATTCTCATAAACACGGTCAGAATCATCTGTATCCGTCATACCGTCGATATTCTGGAAAACACATTTCAAATCCTTTAAAAAACAATTCACATATCCACTAAACAATTTCCCGATAAAACTCTTTATGACAAACTTTGGCTGTCCCCCAATCGAAAAGCCCAACGGCATGATATATCCGTCCAACCCGTCATAAGGCATACTCAATGTCTTGGTAGATTTTATACTAAGGAAACCGCCCGACACCGGTTCATGGAATGTTCCATCCTTGCCGTCATCAATATATACGTTGAATGTGGAATATCCGTTCGTGAAAGTGGTCCCATTCCAATATTTATCACCTATCGAGAACTCACAGACAAAATACGGGGGTGTGTGAAATCTGGGCAAATCATCCCCGAACGAATACATTTCATCTATAGGGACCAATGTCGGCAATTCGGCTTTTGAGGCCAGCACAAGCTGCACACTTCCTTGTATGGCAAACGCACCGTCTTTATATAACGCAGTAGGAAGAGGCCTTTCAAAAGTCAATATCGGGTTATCGGATTTTAAATTGTATTTCGTGTCATCCGGCCGTGCGCCTGATGGATAAAGCACCGTCCTTATCTGTATCAGGTCTTCGTAATTGTAGTTGGTAATATTTGGCTCCCACTTGTCTCCATTCTTTTCCATTTCATAATTGCATCTTTTTATCGGTATAGCCCCATACAAAAGTTCAACATCATCAAGAAACATATTCCTTATTGCATCTTCATTCACCGGATTCTGTGTTATTCCCGGTTCGTAATGGTACATTTTATATTCATTCGGCAAGAAATAAACCTTTCTGGAAACCTTATTGTCCTTCACGAATTCCCTCGCATACAACAATTTGTCTCCAAGACGGAAAAGTGTTTTAAAATCCTCCTCCGGGAATATCTTCCCCACCGGATAATTGTTGCACTTGACTGTCACCTTGTTGTAACCCGGAAGAATATCCAAGGAGTGACCGGAACCGGCAAATCCTATATCTTGCACTATCAGGCTGTTCACACCCATCTCTTCCTTAGCCGCTAATGATAAATCGTACTTATTGTATGTTCCCTCATGGTCTATATCAACAAAATAAAGCTCTCCTTTCCAGTCTACACAAGTCCAATTCAAGAACTTACAAATTTCCTCCAATACTTCTTTTAGCTTCATGGGTTTACCGTCTTCGTCGAAAAAATCCTGCTCGCTGATGAGCATCTTTTCGAAAATATTCTCACCGGACTCATACTGACTGGCACCAGACGCATACACATGAGGTATATATACTGAGGCATAGTTACCTCCAGACTCCCCTATACAGCGTTTCAATAAGTACCATAATGAAACAAAGGATTTTTCCTCGCCCTTTATGGTGTAATCCAAGTATTCTAACACCGACATGGCAGACATGCATTCTATCTCCAATGAGAACAAATCAGAAGAATAATCCTGAGTATAAAGTTCCGGCTTGATATATCCGCACCACTCTGCTACCCCATTTCTCTCCAACGTGACACGAAACTGCCTATAATCGGTAGAGAACAGTGTACGAAGATAATCACTACCAACAACCTCTATTGTGGCAGTGGATAATCTCGAAGGAGTATACAAAAACTCTTCATTTGATATTTCCACAACAAACGGATTGGCTCCTGCCACTAATTCCGTGCTTTCTCCGTCATATCCTTCCTTTTCTATTTTAACAATATAAGACACCTCTTCCAACGAGGCGAACGGTATGGTATAAATCAGTCCGTAACTCATAATATCGGCTTTTTCCCTTGTGATTTCAATTCATTGTTTATCGCGAGAATGAGGTCCTTTGCCCGAACCCTGGTGGTCACTGTCGACGACAAGCTTTTCGTACCTCCAATATTACCGGAGTTTATCGCCCTAAAAAGGTTAGACTGCTGACGCTGATTCAGAATCATTTCCCCAGCGTTTACACGGGCAAGTATCTTGTCCCCGGATGTCGAACCACCGGTAATAATACCACCTTGTGCGAATTTGGGAACCATCGAAGCCGCAGTTTGTATCATTGCTGTCATTGCTGCAATCTGCGCGGCGGCAAGTCCTGCCCCAGCAAAAGGAATACCGGCATAGGCCGCTGTACTTTTTGCGGCCATTTCCGCTGCCGCTGACTCCGTTTTTCTT